CGAGCTGTACGAGCGCGGCAAGAAGCTCGAGCGCGAGGGTGGACTCGCCGCGATGCGACGCGCGGCGTTCTACTTCAAGTGGTACGAGGCGCCGCCGACCGCGACGGTGCAGGACCCGGAGGGCTGGCAGGCCGCGAACCCGTCGTCGTGGATCAAGGCGACCGACCTGGCGCGCGAGGCCGAGCGTCTGCCCGAGTCCGTCTTCCGCCGCCTTCACCTGAACCAGTGGACGGAGAGCGAGGACGCCTGGATCAAGCCGCACGAGTGGGACATGTGCAAGGGCCGGCCCGTGTTCGACCCGCATCGCCCGCTCGAAGCGGTCGGCATCGACGTCGGCGTCCGCCGCGACTCCGCTGTGATCACGTGGGCGCAGTGGCACGGCGACGAACTGCACGTCGGCCAGGACGTGATGCTGCCCGAGGACCAGCACGGCAACTGGGGCGTGGCCGACGTCCGCGCCCGCCTCGCGTCACGGGTGCGCGACCATCCCGCCGGCACGAAGGAAGTCCCGTTCGACCCGTGGTCATTCCGCGAGAGCGCGGAGCAGCTGGCCGACCAGGGCTTGCCGATGGCCGAGTTCCCTCAGAACAACAGCCGCATGGCGCCCGCGTCGGAGAACCTGTACGAGCTCATCGTCGAGAAGCGCCTCGTCCATGACGGCGACCCCGAGATGCGACGGCAGGTGCTCTCCGCGGTCGTGGCGCCCACCGATCGCGGCGGCTGGCGCATCTCCAAGCGCCGCAGCCTGGAACGCATCGACGGCGCCGTTTCACTTGCTATGACGGCCGACCGCGCAGTCACACTCCGTAACGCAAAGCCCGAGCCGCGCGGCGCCGCTTTCCTGTAGGAGTGAAATGGCCGACCTGACACCCGAACAGTGGCGCGAGCGCCTGGAACATGAGCTTGAGGAAGCTCAGCCGGTCGTGAGTCTGTGCTCGGCGTACTACGCCGGCCAGCACCGGTTGCAGTTCGCAACCAGCAAGTTCCGCGAGGCGTTCGGCGATCTGTTCGAGGCGTTCGCGACGAACTGGTGCGGCCTGGTCGTCGACGTGGCTGTAGAGCGGCTGGGCATCCAGGGCTTCCGGTTCGGCGACGACGACGCGGACGACGACGCGTGGAAGATGTGGCAGGACAACGCGATGGACGCGAAGTCGCTCCAAGTCCACACCGAGGCGGTGAAGTGCGGGACCGCGTACCTGATCGTCGGCCCGCCGCGAGCGCCCGGCGGCTCGCCGGTGATCACGGTCGAGGCTCCGAACCAGGTGATCGTCGCGCACGACCCGTCCGACCGGTCGATCCGGCTGGCCGCGCTGAAGAAGTACGTCGCCGCCAACGGCGACCCGGTGTGCGTCGTGTACCTGCCCGACCGCGTGGTGGAGTTCCGCCGCTCCGGTGCCCGCGCGAACCTCGAGGTGATGGGCGTCGAAATCGTCGGCACGGCCGGCGGCGACTGGGAGGTGTGGAGCGACACGGAGCACCCGCTCGGCGTTGTGCCCGTCGTCCCGCTGGAGAACGCCCCCGACCTGGTGCATGGCGGCACGAGCGACTTGCGTCCCGCGATCGCCCTGAACGACGCGGCCAACAAGTTCTTCACGGACATGATCCACGCGTCCGAGTTCACGTCGTTCCCACAGCGCATCCTGACCGGCGTCGAGCTGCCGCGCGACCCGGTGACGAAGGAGGTCCTGTCGGACGCGCAGGTGCGCGCCGCTGTGTCCCGACTGTGGGCGTTCGAGTCACCTGACGCGAGCGTGACCCAGCTCGCGGTCGGCGACCTGTCCTCGTACGTCGAGGGCGTGGACCTGGCCGTCCAGCATCTCGCGGCGCAGACCCGCACCCCGCCGCACTACCTGCTGGCGAAGCTCGCGAACCTGTCCGGCGACGCGCTGAAGGCCGCGGAGACGGGCCTCGTCGCTCGTTGCAAGCGCAAGCACCTGGACTTCAGCGATGGGCACGAGGAGGCAATGCGCCTCGCGTTCCGGTGGCGCGCGATCGACCGCGAGCAGCGCGGCGACGCCGACGGCGCGGTTCACGACAGGCGCCGCGCCGAGATGCTGGACGCGGAGACGATCTGGACCGACCCGGAGTCGAAGAACCCGGTCGCGCTCGCCCAGATGCTCACCCAGAAGCAGGCGATCGGCGTGCCGTGGAAGACGCTGATGGAGGAGGCCGGCTACTCGCCGCAGCAGATCAAGCGCATGGAGCGCCTGCGGAAGCTCGAGCAGCAGGAAGCGCAGGCCCGCGCCGAGGCTGAGGCTGCCGCGGCGAAGGCGGACGCCGAGGCCGAGAACGCGAATCCGGGCACGTACGCCGGCGGTAAGCCGATCGTGGTGGAGTCCACCCCGACGGGCGTGACGGTCATCGGTCTGCCCGGCCCGCCGTCCGAGGATGTCGAGGCGGCGTGAGGGGCGTGAAGGACCCGGAGTTCGAGCGGCTACATCCGCGCATCCGTGCCGGCCGGCCTGGCGCTGGGCGGTGGACCGACCTGATCGGCCGGCTGCTCGAGCTCGGCGGCGAGTGGCGCGACGGTGCGTGGCATGTGCCGGTCGAGCGGTCACCGGAGTTGGAGAACCTGCTGGACGACATCGGCGCGAACGTCATGGCGTCCGCCCCGAAGGGTCACAGGCTGTCTCCGAAGCTGCGGCGCATCGCCGATGAGGTCGGCAGCGCCGACCTGCTGGAAGCCGCCGACTCGCTCGATCGAGGCGAGCTGGAGCAGGCGAAGATCGACATCGGCGCTGCGCTCACCTTCGACACGAACGGGCTGCTTCCGCGCGATCGGCTTGAGCGGATGGTCCGCACGATCGACAAGGAGCTCGGACTCGAAGTCGCCCCGCCGAAGCCGAGCACGAAGCCGAAGCCCGGCTCGAAGGCGAAGAAGCTGAAGTTCACCGACCTGCCACTCACGGGCGGCAGCAAGACGAAGGTGGTGAAGAAGCGTCAGGAGGTCACGATCGACGGCGAAGTTGTCGGCGTGATCCGTCACGTGCAGCACCGCTCTCCGCAGATGAACGGCAGCTACATCACCGGTTACCGAAACGAGTTCTCCGAGTGGCAGCTGCTCGACGCGCGAGGCGTCGAGGTCAGGGACGGGATTCGCCAGTCGTTCACCCGGAAGGAGTTGGTCGACCAGCTCGAGGTGCGGTTCGCCGACAAGCTTAAGGCCGACGTGCCGAAGCCTGACCCGACGCCCGAGGCCGGGGAGCTGAACACCCTCGCCGACGTGACCAAGCTCGGCGCCGCTGTCGCCGACGAGGTGAACAGCGACCCGAAGCTCGTCAAGCAGCTCAGCATCCTGGCCGAGCTGGAGCAGAAGGCCCGCGACCAGCACGCGGCGCAGCAGCGTTTGAACCAGGGCGAGCTCGAGCCGGGCGTACGAGTGGTGCAGAGGTTCGGCGGCATCACTGGCACGGTCGTCGCGGTCGAGAAGTCGCGCACCTCCAGCCGGTTCATGACGACCGACGCCGAGTACAGGGTCCGGCTTGACGACGGCGGGGAGGGTGTCCTTCGGGCCTACGACCTGGCGGTCGAGGGCGACGACCCGCAGGTGTGGGAGAAGGCCCACAAGGCGCGCAAGAAGGTCACGAAGCTCCGCACTGACGCGCTGAAGCGATCGCTGGCACGTCGCCGTCGGTTCGGCGAGCGCGACCTGCGCGTCGTCGGCATGAAGCCTGGCGAGAAGTCGGTGAAGCGGGTCAGCGGCGCCGCGAAGCTCCTGCCGGACGACTGGCTCGCGGACATCCGCGCCGTCGTCGCCGAGGACAGCCGCCAGCGAGCGCACTGGACCGGCACCGCGATCGTCGGTGCCGACAACCAGCAGGTCGCGGCGCATGAGCTCGGCCACGCCGTCGAAGATCGCCGGCCTTCGGTGAAGGCGTGGTCGAACCTGTTCCTCACGCGACGCGCGACTGACCGCGGCGCGACGCTGCGGCCACTGGGGGGCGGTTACGACGCGCACGAGGAGGCGTGGCAGGTCGACGACCCGCCGCCGCTGTTCCAAAACGCGTACATCGGCAAGAAGTACCGCGGCGGCTCGACCGAGGTCCTGTCGATGGGCCTCGAAGGCGCGTTCTTCGGCGCCTACTCGTTCTGGGACGAGGACGAGGAGTACCGTCACTTCATCCTCGGACTGATGGGAGCCGCATGAGGACTGTCGTCACATCGGATGTCGCTGAGGTCGTGTGGGAGGACGGCGTGATCACGAGCGACACGCCGCAGGTCGCGGAGATGATCGCCAGCTTCCGCGGCGAGGCGCACGGAGGCCCACCGTGGGGCGGGGTCGAGGAGGCCGACACGTCGAAGCACCGCGACTTCCTGGTGGTCGCGCTCGACGTGCTCGGCACTGACGCGAAGGTGGACGGCGACCTGCCGGACCTGGGCGAGTACGACCCGGATCGCGTCTATGGCTGAGGTCGTCGACAAGCCGAAGGACCCCGGCTTCGACGAGTCGCTGCGCCCCCGCGCCCGCAAGGGGCTGCCGAACGCCGGCGAGTGGATCGACATGATCGGCAAGCTGGAGGAGATGGGCGGCACCTGGGACGAGAAGAACGAGCGGTGGGTGCTGCCTGCCGGCACGAAGGAGTCTGTCGCCGACCTGCTCGACACGATCGGCGCGAACGTCATCGAGGCGCCCGAGGGGATGAAGCTCGCCGACGACGCCGATCGCAAGAAGTTCAAGGTGCCGCCGGCGTGGACCAACGCGTTCGTCGCCGCCGACCCCGACGATCCGGACCAGAAGTACCTGACGATGGGCACGGACAAGAAGGGGCAGGTGCAGCGCACCCGAACCGTCCAGTTCGCCGCGCAGCAGGACGCTGAGAAGTTCGCTCGTGTCCGCGCGTTCGTCGACGCCCTGCCCGTCATCGACGCCGCACTGGAGTCCGACACCAGCGACACGGCCGCGGCGATCATGCTGATCCGCAAGATGGGGCTGCGCCCCGGCTCCGACCGCGACACCGGCGCGGAAGTGAAGGCGTACGGCGCCACGAACCTCGAGCGCCGCCACGTGACGATCGAGGGTGACACGGTGAAGCTGTCGTTTGTCGGCAAGAAGGGCGTCGACATCGAGCTGGAGATGGCCGACCCGCAACTGGCTCGCGCTCTCCAGTCCCGGCTCGATGGTCCTGCCGACGGACGCTTGTTCGACACGAACGAGCGGAAGGCGAACAAGTGGCTGAAGTCCGTCGCGCCCGGCTTCATGGCGAAGGACTTCCGCACCGCACTGGCGACGTCAGAGGCGATGATCGCCGTGGACGAGATGCCTGTGCCAACGTCGGCACAGGACTACAAGCGGAAGCGCAACCAGATCGGCGATATGGTGGCCGGGATGCTCGGCAACACCCGCACGATGGCCCTGAGCTCGTACATCAACCCGGACGTGTTCGCAGCCTGGGAGGAGTGGGCACCGTGAAGATTCGCAGCCAGGCCGAACGCGACGCCGCGCTGAAGAAGCTCGTCGAGACGACGCACTACTTCGACCGTGAGACGGGCGACATGTACACGCCCGACGACGAAGCTCCACCGGTGGTCATTGACCCCGAGGGTGACGCTGACAGTGAAGTGCTCAGTGACGATGATGAGTAAGTCACCGTTTCACTAACTGTTCCGTCCGGCGACGCCTCCAACCTGCCCATAACGATGAGCATGTCCCTTTGGGGCAACTTCGACCAGGCGCGATGCCTGGGTGGACAGGAGAGGCGCGATGCCCGAGCAGACGCAGAACGAGCCGACACCCGACACTCCCGCACCCGCCACTGTCGAGACTGAGCCCACGCTCGGTCCCGCTGGTGAACGTGCCCTGGCTGCCGAGCGCGATGCTCGGAAGAAGGCCGAGGCCGAGGCGCGAGAGGCGAAGCGGCGTGCCGACGAGCTCGAGCGCGAGCAGATGTCCGAGCAGGAGCGCCTGAAGGCCGAGGCCGAGGAAGGTCGCCGCCTGAAGGCCGAGGCCGAGGAGACGCTGCGGCAGGCAAACCTGCTCACGGCGCTCGGCGGTCACGGGCTCGTCGGTCCGAAGGCGAAGGCTGCCGTCCGACTCCTCGAAGGCGTGGAGTTCGACGACGGCCAGCAGCCGACGAACCTGGACGCCGCGATGGACGCCGCGAAGGCGACGTACGGCACCGACCTGTTCACCGTGGGCGCGACGCCCACCCCGACCCCGCCGGCCCCCGAGCAGCCGAATCTCCACCAGGGTGCGCGAAAGACCGCGCAGCCTTCGGAGGCCGACATGCATCGGGAGTACATGCGGACCTTCTTCCCCGGCGAGCAGCCGGAACCTGTCGCGACCCCGTAAGGAGCAAGAGCCTTGCCCGCCAACGTCTGCACCCCGTACCACGCCACCGGCGATGTGTCGTTCCGCGCAGGAGCGGCCATCACCGGCAAGCGGTTCGTCGCCCCGTCCGCGAACCGCACCGGTGGCCCGGCGCTCTCGACGAACCTCGAGAACGTCTACGTCATGTCGCACGCCGCTGCGAACGGCGCGATCGCCGGCGTCGCGAAGTACGACGTCGCCCAGGACAAGCGCGGGTCGGTGTACGGCACGCCCGGCGCGATCGTCCCGGTCACCGCCGACGGCGTGATCGCCGCGGGCGAGGAGATCATCGTCGGCACGGACGGCAAGGCGAAGAAGTGGACGGCCCCGTCGCTCTCGGGCAACGCCGAGACGCTGAGCCTGCCGGTCAAGGTCGGGATCGCCATGACCGGCGCTGCCGACGGCGCGGACGCCCAGATCAAGCTCTACTAGGCACGGGAGAACCACAGACATGCCCGCCAATCCCTTCGAGTTCCCGTATGACGGCCTGACCGTCAGCGGGACGAAGTTCACCGTCGACTGGTTCCTCGAGGACCCGAAGCGCATCACGAACGTGATCGCCGACCTGTCGCTCCAGAAGTTCATGGTCGACAAGATCTTCGGTGGCGCCGGTGAGATCTCCGGTGGCGCCGTCGTCTACGAGCAGGCCACCGCGAACGACCTGTACCTCGCGCGGGACATCGAGGCGGTCGAGGCCGGCTCGGAGTTCCCGATCGTCACGACCGAGCGGTCGGCTCCGATCACCGCGCAGGTCGAGAAGTTCGGTGGCAAGTTCTTCATCACGGATGAGGCTCGCCGCCGGAACCGCATCGGCCAGGTCAACCGGGCGCTCTCGCAGCTCTCGAACACGGTGACCCGGAAGATTCAGCAGCGCGCGATCAGCGAGCTCGACGCCGCGATCGTGACGCACAGCCGCACGGCGTCCGGTACGTCGTGGGGCGACGACGCCGGCACTGCGCTCGGCAGCAAGGTCGCAACGGTCGGCCCGCTCGCGGACCTGACCGCGGTCGAGAAGTCGAACGAGGACCTGGAGCTCGGGTACTCGTACAACTACGCGATCATGAACCCGCAGGAGTGGCGGAACCTCCGTCTCGCCGCTGGCGGCACGTCCGCGAGCGTCCGCTCGCTGCTGGCCGACTCGGGCATCACCGGGTACTGGGTCACCAACCGGCAGACCGCCGGCAAGGTGAAGTGGCTGAGCGCCGGCAACGTCGGCGACATCGGCTACGAGGTCCCGCTCTCGACGGAGACGTGGCGCGACAAGGACGGCAAGCAGCAGGAGTGGGTCCAGTCCTCGGTGCTGCCGATCGTGTACGTCACGGACCCGTTC